TTGTTGATCCTCGCAAGATGGCCGAGTATGTGTTGCGGGAGGCGTTCGGTGTCCAGAATCCGTCTGAGTTCCTTATTGATCCGAATTTGCTTCTTCAATCTGGTATCAACCCTGTTACTGGCCAGCCGCTGCCGCCACCCCCAGGGATGGAAGGCGAACCCCCGAAGGGTGGTCCGCCGCAATAGATCGGGGTACTAGGGCCACGAACCTAGTGGGGTGGGACGTCTGTCGTGGAGTGTCCCACCCACCCGAAATAACGAATTAATTGACGGTTCTTTAAATAGTATTAGCAGAGTAGAGCAGTTGGTAGCTTGTCGGGTTCATACCCCGAAGGTCGCGGGTTCGAGTCCCGTCTCTGCCACGAAGCCTTTTAATTGAACATGGCTACTCTGGAGTGAGTGAATGCGGTGATTGATTGGCTTCACCCTTTAACGTGAATAACCCCAGGAGGGATTCAGCATGGTAGAAAATGATTTCGACTCAATGTTCGCAGAAGCTTCAGCGGAAGTGGAGGCGGGCGGTGGTGTCAGCGGAGAAAGCAAGAAGCAGAACGCTGTCATTCACTTAGGTGATGGAGAAGTCATTGACCCCCAGGCAGGCGATGACGAAGGTCTTGACCTTGATGGCGGGGATGATAGCGACGTAGACGAAGAGGACACCGAGGACGATTCGGACGACGAAAGTTTCAGTGATGAAACTTCCGACGACGATGAGGACGAGCCCCTCAAGTTCGATCTACAGTCACACGCAAACGAGCTTGTAACAATCAAGGTTAACGGGGAAGAATTGTCCGTCCCGCTTTCCGAGGTTGCGAACGGCTACATGCGCCAAGCGGACTATACTCGCAAGACTCAGGAAATTGCTGAATTGCGTAAGGCAGCCGAGTGGGGCAAGCAGATGCGGGATGCACTATTGGAGGACCCTGAGGGGCTTATCAATAGTTTGGCCCAGGCGATGAACGTCCAAGTCAGCGCAACCCCCGATGCGGAAAGTAACTACGAAACTGACGATCCCGAGTTGGCACCGCTGGCTAACCGTCTCAAGGAACTTGAGGCGGAAAACAAGCGGCTCGCACAATTTGTGGATACCCAGCGTCAGGAAGCGATCGACCGTGAGGTCCGAGCGGAACTTGAAGCCGTCAAGGCAAAGTATCCCGACTTTGACCCGCATGAGGTTCTTCCAGTCGCCATTCAACGTCAGCTTGGTATCGAGGAAGCTTATTTGCTGGTCAGCGCCAAGAAGGGCGTTGAGGCTCGTAAGACTCAGACCGAAGTGTCGCAAAAGGTTACCGACACAGCTTCGAAGGAAATCAAGAAGCGGAAGGCTAACCAGGCGATTTCTAAGGGTGCTAAGCGCAATGCGCCTGAGTTGGAGCCAGCAATTAAGGGAGACTCGTTTGCGGACATGTTCTCTTACGCTCTGCTTGAGGGTAAGAAAAAGTAATCATCTCTCGACAATGAAAGTCACAAGGTAAATGAACCCAAACTTTGACAACATCATTGCCACTACGCTGAAGAAATACTTCACGAAGGATGGCAAGGCGGTTGATAACATCTTCCGTCGTACAGCGGCACTTCAGTGGCTGAAGGAAAAGGCCAAGATTGATGCCCAGGGCGGAGCTACTGCGGTTGCTCCGTTGATGTACGCTACCAATGGTAGCTTCCAGTATTACTCCAACTACGATGCTCTGACCCCGATTCACGGTGAAGAGCTTATCACGGCTGCGGAGTATTCTTGGAAGCAGGCAGCCATTTTCATCCCCATGTCGGGTCTGGAAGAGGCGAAGAACTCGGGCGACCGAGCGATCGTCAATCTTCTGAAGGCCAAGGTTGAGAACGCCGAGCGGACCACCGCTGAAGCGTTTGAGACCGCTTTCCTGACGCTGGACGGTACGTCCGCTAGCGGCAAGGCTTGGGGCGGTTTGCCGTTGCTGGTTGGCGACAACACGTCGTCCATCACCACGGTTGGCGGTATCGACTGTTCGGTTGCGGCTGGCGCCTACTGGCGCTCGCCTGTGACCCCCGCTCTGACGGCTCTCACCCTGCCGTTGATGTCGAACGCATACAACTCGGTCACTTGGCCTGGGGATGCGTGCGACTTTGAAATCACGACCCAGACCCTCTGGGAGAAGTACGAATCGCTGCTTCAGCCGAACCAGCGATTCCTTGACGCCAAGATGGCTGAGGCTGGTTTCTCCAACCTGATTCACCGTGGAGCCAAGGTTGTGTGGTCGGACATTATGCCCTCCACCACATGGTACTTCCTCAACAGCAACCACGTCAAGTTGGCTGTGTTGGACGGTAACTGGATGAAGTTCCGTGGCTTCGTTGAGCCCTATGACCGTGACGCCAAGTACGGTCTCATCACCAACTACGGTACGTTCATCACCGATGAGCGTCGGAAGCTGGCCAAGCGGCTCTGGAACTAATCCAAAGTTGACGAAAAGAGCCATAACGGGAGGGGAGAAATCCCCTCCCGTTTCTCTTTGAAAGGAAACATTTTATGACGGCTACAAAGAAGAGGCCCAAGGTCGAAGAGGCTAAGGTCGAAGAGGTTCCTGAAGTTGTTGAAGTGAACGAGGTTGGTTCACTGGTCGGTATCGATGAGCAGCACGTCGAACGCAACGATGCGCTCCCGCCCGTAAAGCTCGCAGGTGAGGCCGTGCTGGCTTCCGAGGTACCCGCCGTTCGCACGTCTCTCGATGAGCAACGTGACCCCGAGACACATGTTCGATTGGCCGAAGAGTCGCAACGTGATCTTGCAGAGCGGGAAGCCCTCAAGGCCGCACAGGATGAGCAGTATTTGTATGGTGATCGCTAATGGCTAACGTTCGCCAGGAAGAGTTCTACGCTGTCACCCAAGAGTTGCCCGATATCGAGCCCTATCGTGAGTATCGTGGCGAAGTTATCCTGGTGGCAAGCTCCTATGAGGCCGCCATGGCGGGTAACGGGATTGTTGCTGCGGAGGATTACACCCAGGGCACCCAGGGCGGCAAGGTCACCAAGGCCCAGCATGTCGATAGGGTGCCTGAGGTTGAGCGGATCACGGGTGAACGTGATCCGATGTTGGACCCTTTCGAGTCCCCGATGTTGGACAACTACTTTGATGAGGATGCGTTTACGCCCGAGGGCGTAATTTTCACGGATGAAAATTCGGAGGACTAAGTGATCCAGTCCGACATGTTCGCCTTTGTGCGGCTCCAAGCGGACGCCGACACCACAGATGCCCCCGACACGAACCTGACCGTGTATGCCCGCATGGCATACAACGACATTCTTTCACGACGGGCCGCATGGCCCCATTTGAGCGTGGAATACACGCTCAATACTAGCATCGGCGTGCAGGATTATGCCTTCAGTGCGATCGGTTCCAACGACTTGGATCGTATCACATCGGTTACGTCTACGTCGAATCTGGGTACACGGGTTGTGTATGTGACCCCCACGGATGCCGTTTTGTATTTCGGTAGTCCTGCTGCCCCTCAGTCGATTCAGGCGACGTGTTACACGATTGTCGGTAACTCTACTTTGCGGCTGTATCCTAAGCCGTCGTCTGTTCAGACGTATCAAATCCAAGGGTTCCGTACGGCCGCTTCGTGGCCTGCGGCTGCGGGTTCGTCTCCCGACCTTCCTAGATCGTTTGATGAGGCGATTTGTTGGTTCATGTTGTCAAAGTATTACTTGAGCCAGGAGGATCAGGCGTTGTCGTCCCAGTATATGGCGGAGTATGACGCTTTGGTGGAGAAGCATGTTCGTAACGAAACGCTCAAGCGTTACGATCCACGACCTAATGTTATGGGTGGAAACAATCGCAACTTCACCCCGACCTTTATGGATCGGGTTCGTGGTTCTTTGGAGTAATCGGTGGCCAATCCGAAACTCAGGGTACAATTCTTTGACGATTTCACTGGCGGTCTGAATCTTCGGACCCAGCGCCAGAATCTGGCATTGAATGAATCCCCTGATTGCGCCGATGTTGACTTCAACCAGCGTGGCGGTATTCAGCTTCGTCGTGGCTATTTGAATGTGACCACGGATGCGAACATGTCTACGACGGCTAGTATTGCTGGCGGCTATTTGGTGGGCCAGTATTCGTTTGGTACCGACAAGCTTTGGGGTGTGTCGAACGCTGGAAGGCTGTGGACATGGGATGGCGCTACTGCGACACATGTTGCTACGGCGATAACGACGAACATTACGACGGAGAAGGTTCGTGGTGCTTTGTGGACAACGAAACTGTATTTTGCGAACGCATACAACGGCGGGACGACGTTGGTGATGAGGTCGTGGAATGATGCCGCTTTTGCGACTCTAACGAATACGGCGAACAATAACTATACTGCGCCAACGGGCGGTAACGCCCCGCTGGCCAGACTGATTTGTGACCATGGCGGTTACATGTGGTGGGCGGATACGGTTGAAGCTGGCACACGTTTCCGTTCCCGTGTCCGTTTCAGTCATCCTCTTCAGCCTGAGGATTTCGCTACGGCAGACTTTTTCGATATCGAACCCGACGATCAGACAGATCAGATTACTGCCATCATCCCTTTTCGGGGCCAGTTGATGGTGTTCAAGAAGAAGGCTGTTTATGCGATTTACGGAACAAGTCGTGACGACTTTGTGGTTGAGAGAATTTCCAACACGGGTGGGGCGGTCGGATCGGAAGCGGTTGATGCGAGTCCGCAAGCTGTCTATTGGTGGTCGCCCGATGGGGAAGTTTTCGCCTACGACGGCAAGTCGATCGTACCGATTGGTTACAAGATTTCCATTCTCGCCACGAACGGAACCTTGAACCCTGGGAACGCTTTGCACACTATCCGTTGGGCAGAGAACCGTTTGTGGCTTACTCTACAGTACGGTAGCGGTACCCAGGACACTTTCGTGTACGATCCGTTTGTCGGTCAGGGTGCATGGACCCACTACAATCTCAAGATTAGTTCGATGGTTTGGTGGCGTAAGGTTGCTGGCACGAACGGTATCATGATCCGTCTCGATGGTTTCGCTGGCATCCAAGATATCAACATCTCATCCCAGAAGGCCGATAACCCTGGGACGGGCAACGTCCCGATCGCAGGGTACTACAAGACGACATGGTATTCTGCCGACGATACTGCACTACTCAAGCGGTTCCGTAGACCGTACGTCACCGCTTCATGTGAAGATGACGCCACCCTAAACCTTGAAGTTTACCTTGATTTTGACGAGTCGAATATCAAGAAGCTTCTTCAGATTCCCGTGGCCATTTCTACTGGTGGTACGTTGTGGGATGGTTCGACGTGGGGTGGTGGAAAGTGGTCGTCTGGTGCCACAATTTTCGCCTTTGAAAAAGCTGCGTCCACGGGCCGTGCCCATGCGGTCCAATATAAGGTGTATATGACGAACCATTTGGGTGGTTGGACGCTGGATTCTTTCGCTCTGCCGTATTACGAGAAGGCGTACCGTTAATGACCACTCCACAGATTGCTCTCACCCAGATCGACAACGGGCAGGATAATCATGCTCAGCCCGTGATGGACAACCTGAACGCTATCGCTCTTTGGATCAACACGTATCTTGTGCATTTGGATGGGGCCAAGGCGATGCAGGGCCAAATGTCTGGCCCAGCATCCACCACACCCGTGAATGCCAACGACTACACTCCCAAGACGTACGTCGATAACCAGTGGGCCACGGAGGCTGCTGCACGGTTGGCTGCCGATAAGGCCCATGTTCGTTGCGGTTGGGGGATTCGACGGGTTGCTTCTTTTACTGCCACAGGCGGGTCTACGTTGGATGTCATTTCTTTCGATACTGAAGATTTCGACACCAACGCCTTCTTTGCTCCTACGTCCACGAACGTCACGGTTCCTGCTGGCAAGGGTGGGGTTTATCTGGTTACGGCCCAATTCCCTCAGACTAACTCGTTTTCTGGGTTGGGTCGTGAAACGTATTACACCATGGTTTATGTGAACGGGGCACAATATTGCAATATAGATGTTCAGAAAAACTTTGGGGTGGCCAAAAACTGGAACACGTATTGCGCCCTAGTGTTGCTAACCGCTGGTGACGTGGTTACCTTTAGGGTTGGTGTGTCCACAATTGGTGGCACAAGCGGTGCCACCAGTGCGGTCACGGGTATCATTTTCACGGGAGAAAGGTTGACCGCATAATGGCTGCCGATCTGGTGATACCGTCAACGATCACAGACGGCGGTGCGAATACCGCCGCTACCGTGATGACCGACCTCAATGCGATCGTCACATGGCTGAACACGAACGCCCTGCATATCGACGGAACCAAGGCGCTTACGGGTCGGTTGAGTTCTCCGAACACCGATCCGTCTGCGGGAGACGACTATGCTCGCAAGGCATACGGGGACGCCAAGTCCACAACCGAGAATGCGGCCATGACCGCTGCGGATAACCTGCCCCCCAAGGTGGGTTGTTCGGTGTCTGGCACTACATCGGTTCCCAACAGCTCCCTTACTGCTCTTAGTTTCAGTTCTGAAACTTATGACTCGGATGGCTTCTTTGCCCCAACCTCTACAAACATTGTGATTCCAACGGGTTTCACGGGACTCTACATTGTAAAGGTCAGTCTGACGAGCAACCCTGGGGCCACGGTTAACACGGCCATCTACTTGAATGGTGCAGAATACAGGAATCCTTTCCCATCCACCTTCACCAGTACCACGGGTGGTGTCGGCTATAGTATGGCGCTGTTCACCCAGGGCGACATTGTAACCTTTAGGGTTACTCAGTTTTCTGGTTCCAGCTTGAACATGACAAGCTCAGTGGAGCTTAGAAGGGTCTCAGCGTAATGGCTGCTAACCTTGTTCTCCCGTACACGCACACGGCGACCCAACCCCAGGATGCTTCACAGTTCATGGCGAACCTGCGGGCGATCATTACGTGGATGAATTTGAACGCCCAACTGTTGGACGGCTCTAAGGCGATGACTGGCCAGTTGGTCGGTCCCGCTAGCGATCCGACCACTACAGCCCAATATATGCGAAAGTCGTATGCGGACGGTCTGGTTACGACCGAGGCTTCCGCCCGTGCTACGGGCGATCTGGCAGGTGTGCGGTTCGGTTGCAAAGTCCAGGGTGACGGTACGCAAACTTTCAATACTGGTGCCGCTACTGCCTGTAGTTTCACGTCTGAAACTTATGACACGAACGCTTTCTTTTCACCCACGTCTACCAACGTGACGGTCCCGTCTGGTGGTGCGGGGGTGTATGTCATTCAGGGCATTATCACTCCCTCGTCCCTGAACACCAACGGGTTTGCTATCACGATCAACGTTAATGGGGCGGTTGTTGCGACGGGCGGGGGTGCCACGAATAATGCTGAAAAGAGTATTTGTTCGGCGGTGTTCACAACCGTTCAGTTGGCTGTTGGTGATGTTGTCACTTTGATCGGCACCCAGTCTAACGGTTTCGCTGTGTTCGCTACGGGCACGCTGGTTCTTCAACGTTTGGGTGATGTGTAATGGCGGGGCTCAAGGTTGACGAATCCAGGGAGATGGATTCGGCTTCCCGCCGAACCTTTGCCAAAATCAGGGCTTTGCTCAAGCGTGATGTTCCCGTGGGTGTTATCCAGATGTTCGCTGGGTCTACGGCCCCAACCAATTGGGGTATTTGCAACGGTGCAGCCATGAGCCGCACCGCTTTCGCTGACCTGTTTGCTCTGATCGGCACAACGTACGGGGCAGGTGACGGGTCTACCACATTCAATATTCCCAACATGCAGGGACGTTCTCCTATCGGTGTCGGTACGGGTGCGGGTTTGACGGCTCGTACGCTGGGGACGTTCTATGGTGAAGAGAATCACCTGTTGTTGAGCGGTGAGTCGGGCATGATTGCCCAAACTACGACGGGTCAGTCGGCCGACCACACCCACACCTATAGCGGTACTACGGGTACAGAAAACCAGAACCACAATCACGGTCCTGGTGGTACGGCGTCAGGTTTCCTTCAGAACGGCGCTGGCGACCTGGGTGGGGCGGCACTACAGGTGGGTGGCGCAGCTTATTCTTTGAACACCGTAACGAACACGGAGAACCAGGCGCACAACCACAACTTCAGCGGCACCACTAGTGGGGCGAACGTGGGTCACACCCATGCGACGACTGCTGCCAATGCTGCTGCTGGCCACAACACGATCCATCCCGTTATGGGAATCAACTACATTATCAAGCTTACCCCATAAACTGGACGAAAGGTGCTATAGGTTATGGCTTTGTACGATTACGAGAAAGGTCTAGCGGACCTTCAGAACAAATACTCGAACGACGAGGCTACGAACGCTTACGCCCGATTCATTTCCCACAGCGTTTCAACCG